GAATAAAAGGAGGAAGCTTCTTTTGAGCTGCAGTCATTTCTGCGCCCTTTTTAGCTGCTGCTTTTTTAGCAGGCATTTTCTTTGCACCCTTTTTCATTCCCATTTCTTTTTTCATCATGATATTCTCCTTACCATTTTACCTTATTAGCCCAGTAGGCTGCGGACATTTTACCTTTAGATATATTGCTTGCATGACGAGCCTTAAATGACTCTCTGCGCTTTCTGTATGAAGATGACTCTCCTGCTTTTTTAGGAGAACCACTTACACCCTGTTGGCCAAAGCGAATTGTTTTGACCTTACTGCCTTCTTTGGCTACTACGATATGAGACTTCTTGGGGTGGTTTGGTGTGCGCTTTGGTTTATTAAAGCCACTAACTCCGTGCTCTAGCTAATCTAGGATCTTTTTTTGCGGGCATTTTTCTTTCCTTTTTTCTTTGACATTTTCTTTATGTCAACTAATTCTATACCCTGCATATAGTTATTGGTCCCCATTCTTGGCCCGCTAACGTAAATACTTTTTTTCATAGCCATTACTTTTTCTTCTTTCTTTTAGAAGCAACCGATATAGCTATTGCAATGGCTTGTTTTCTATTTTTGACGACAGGGCCACCCTTACCAGAGTGTAATGCACCCTTGCCAAATTCATCCATTACCTTGGTTATTTTCTTTTGGCGTATTGTCTTCTTCTTGGCCATTGGGTTTCCTTTTAGGTTTAACATTACCCTTTGTTATTTTACGAAACTTAGCTAACGACATAGCTATATAGTAATATTTTATTCGTTAAAACAAAAGACCCCCCACCAAATGGCAGGGGGAATTTTGCACAAATGAGATTGAATATTACTTTTTAGGAGCAGACTTCTTAGCAGGAGCTTTCTTAGCTGTAGAAGTACCCTTGGGTCTACCAGGAGACTTTTTCTTAGGAGCAATAGCTTCCGCTGCAACTTCCTTGACTACTTCTTCAACCTTTGCTGTGGCTTCTACTTTGATTTCTTCAATCTTTTCGTCAGCCTTTTCAGCAAGTTTTTCTGCTTCATTCAAAAGTTGATCTACTTGTTTGTCCAGCTTTTTTCTAGCTGGAACAACCAGACCCTTAATTTTTGTGACCAATTTTTTAAACATTTAATCTACCTCTGTCTCATTTGTATCTAACTGAATTAATTCAAAACCCTTAGGAACTTTTAAACCTAACTCCCAAGCTTTTAATTCTTGTTCTACGGTTAGTAACCTTCTTTTTAGGTTTTCCATTTCCTTGTCAAGTCTTTCGTTTTCTATTTTACACGTTTCTAGCTGCTGACGCAACATTTCTCGCAAGTTTTTTTCCTCCGCTGTAAGAATTTCTCGTTCTGCGGTAAGATTCTCGGTTTTAACTTTATAAAATTCTAACTCTTTTTCTTTAGAAAGAGCTCTTTTTTGATAAGATGTGGTTAAAAAATAAGTTAAAATTGATGAAAAAGAAGCTATAACAGCAACTATTACACTGTAGTAATTATCCATACAACCGCCCAGAGAAGACCTTCTAAGCGATTATAGTAATATCATTTACCTTGTTGACCCTCTTTAATTAACATGTATCTTTCACCAGTCTCTTTTGAGACCAAAGAGAAACCATAAGCGGCTGCTTCTTTAACGGCTTCATTAAAAGCTTCTCTGTCTGAAGGATCTATCCCAGCAAGTGGGATTGTAATACCAGCATAGATATCAATGTTTTCAAAGTTACCGATATTAACTTTTCTATTTACACCACAAATGAATACTGGACTTGTTGATACTGAAATTTCTCCAGCCACTGCATTTACCGCCTGTTCTATTGGTGAGCCTAAGCTCTCTTCTTGTGCGCTTCTATTAATTTTGGGCATAGCTTGCTAAACCAAACTTTTCTTTAATTAGGGTTATTGTTTTGACTGCTTGATCTTCTACTGACATTGAAGAAGAGTCAATTATAGCAGAAGCCATTGTTGAAAAATTGTCTATTTCTTTTTCTGATTTATGAGACATCTGTTCATCGGTCATATACACACCATCTCTAGAATAGACTCTTTCTCTTCTAACCTCATCGGAGGCTTCAAATAATATCAACATACTATTTGGAAGTTTAAGTATAGACTCAGCCTCGTTTTCAAAACGAACATCAGAAATTAAAACACAATATGGATTGGCAGTTTCTTCCTCTTCTAAAGACTTAACATAATCTCTATGTAGCTCATAAGACTTCTTAACTCCCCATTTAGCAAAGCACTTGGGGTCATGGGCCCTACATAGATCTCCCGCTTTTTGAAGAAAAGATCTTGGCTTTGCCCCATGTGAATCAATTGGCTCTCTATATATATTATCAACTAAGCTTATAAAAGAATAGTAGTCAGGCACATTGCCTAAGGTTGAATTTCCATATAAATCATATAGAGTTTCGTGAATGGCAAAAAGTTTTCTTGACTGAGAGTTTTCACCCTCTATCTTAGTTCTATTAGATAATAACTCATAAAGGGGCATTGCAAAAAATATGTGATCCCAATATACGCCAGATCTAACTTTGTCAAAACTAGCTTTGGGCACTATAGCTTCAGCTACGGAGGTTTTACCAGTTGCAGCCTTGCCCGCTAAACCAACTACAATTGGATAATCTGGATTATATACTCTGCTCATCTTGTTATTGTATCATGCTTTCTTGTATTTCGTTCTTTTTTATTTCTAGTTGATCAAGAAACTCATTGGCCAATGAATCTGGTTCCCAAACAAATGCTCTTGGAACTTGAATAACCCTAAACTTATATTCTTCTTTGATATCTTGTATTGTCATCAGGAGAGGAACTAAAGCTGCATTTCTGCACTTCCATTTACCGTTTACATGATTAGCCACAACAGCTGAGTCAGTGTAAATAATTGGATCTATTAGATCTGACATAGAGCACATAAGCAGGGCGGCTATCACTGCCTCATACTCGGCTTCATTATTTGTTCTAGGCCCAAGACCTCTTGCAAATTGTGCAATCTTTTTTCTGTTTTTATAGACGACGACCGCACACGCTGCTTCTCCAAATTTTTTTTGACCCTGACCCCTGGAGGCACCGTCGCAGAAAACTTCTATATTCATACCTTCACATCATATTCAATTTTATTTTCCTGAGCAAAGGATACAATTCTTTTTATTTGAGAATTCGTATATGCCTGATGAGTTGCGTTGAGCAAGTATCTTTTTTTATTATACTCAACTTGAGTAGGAAAATCTAAAGTTTCTCTTACTGTAGAAAAAAACTCTTCAGGAGAAGACACTGATTTATAATGAGCTATATACATGGCCTAATATGTACTGAAGTCGCTATCAAGATAGGACCCCTTCTCCTCTCTGTATGAAGCTATTTGCATTGACTGAGATTTATCTAACAGCTTTCTAGCAGACTCTGACGCTATACGAGCAGCGCCTTCCATTGACTCTGCCAGTTGCACAACAGATTCTGCTGTAATCATTGCGGTATATTGCTCTTCAGCAGCCTCTAGAGCGTTAGCTTCTCTCTCAGCCTCGTTCTTGCCAGTTCTATTTGACTTATAGACTTTCTTATATCTGCCTTCGCAGATCTTATAATATGCTCTTGCCATACCAGCGAACCTAGTTACTCTACCGTAAACGTTTGATGTTCTAGCAACAAGAGAAGCTAAGTCTGCCATTGTCATATCAATGGAGTCAGACTCAGGTATGCTAACAAAATATTGGTCCGAAGAAGATCCAGAGCCGTAAGCATCAAGGATTTCAGCTATTTGCGGACTAAGAAATTCCGAAAGTAAATCATTAAGCTTTTCTATTGATTGAAGGTTCATTACTCTTCCAGTTTGAATATAGAAATCAAGTCTTCCATGTTGTTTTCTATTATAGCATCTTTTATCTTGATCTTCACTTTGGATATGTGATCTCTAACCGTATTAGGATGCTCTGTTATAACCTGAGCTATTTCAGAAGACTTCATATTATCTATGTATCTCCATTTAATCAGCTGTCTTTCTTGCACCGTTAGCGTATCATAAGGAGCATAGCAGTCCTGACCGAGAACCCATAGTTCATTGATCTCCTGAGTGCCTAACATTTGATCTATAGTATACTCTACCGGAGGAGCTTTGAAACCAGGCTGAGCTTCCTCATCTTCTTCTGAGTTGTCATCATCTGCTAGCAATGGGAAAGTCTTTCTACCAAGCTGGTCAATTAAAAATGTATCTACATTCTTTTTTAGAAGGTAAAAGAAATAACTATACAAAAATCCACTAAATGGAATAGGACCTTTTTCCGAATCTCTTCTTTGGTACCTGGCTATACACTGGAAGAAAGTCATATTAACAGTCTGCCTTACATCTTCTTCATCGCCATATCTTTTAGCCATATAAGTAATGCCGTCGTAGACATTCGTTTACGTGCTTATAGCCAGCTTGATTTAATTGATTTTTCATTAGATTAAATCTAACAAAATTGTCTTTGACAAACAAGGATGTAAATCTTCTGATGTCATAGTCAGATAAATTATATTTTCCATAATACAACATTGTTTCATACTTTGTAAGAAAGTTGTTGAAAACTTTAAGCAGTTCGTACTGAGCGCTAGAATAGCCTTTTTTAGCTTCAGCTATTAGATCTTGCATCTCCTCTTCACTTAAGGAGTAATATTGTTCTTTGTAGGATGCCATTACTTTCCTTCCCAATAGGGTATTTTATCTGCATAAAAATTTCTAATATCTTCGTAGTAAACTACGTTTGGTATTTCTATTTCGGAAGCAAACCTTTTGGCCTCGCCAGAATATTTACTGATAATAAATGTCAGCTTGCTAAACTCTTCTGCATAATACCTCTTAAATCTTTTTAGTTTTATCTTACTTTTGTCGTCTAGGTAACCCTTGAGCTCAACCCATTCAGTTGATTTTTCTATGTAGAAATCTGGAGTGTAAGCTTTTGTTCCTTTTTTAATTGGAAAAGGAAATACAACTGGTTCAAAATCAAAATTTATTTTGTACGCGTTCAGTATCCTTGCAAAGTTAGCTTCCCAATTAGATCTTAAGTTTAAACCAAGATCAGGCCTGTAACCAGATTTTGTATTTTTGTACGCATTTCCTTTTGTTGAGGTTGTTTTTTTTGTTTCATCCTCTAGAATACGCGCATCAACATAATCGTTCTTAATCTTAGAAAAATTAGGATGTTTTTTTAGTTTTGATCTCTCCAAAAAAAAGTTTTCTGGAGTTGTTATTTTGGGGTCCTTCATGATAACCTCAGGGCCTACTAGACGTTATTAATATTATACTTTACAACAAATAAAAATACAAAAAAAATCCAACCAACAGGTTGCAAACCAAGGAGATAGATGGTAGTATGACCACCATGAACACACTAAACACAATCATCAACAGCATCAGCCAGAACATCAACGAAAATGTCATTGAGGGACTTTCCCAGGTTGGTTTCAGCCACAAGGAAGCAACAAAGCTTGTGGTCGAGAACAACTTCTCTCTCGTTGAGGACTCAGTGGAGAACCCAGTAGAGTCATTCTGACTGAGCTTTTGAGCTCAAATATACTGGCCAGGGCTTAATGCCCTGGCTTTTATATTTTACCCATTCTTTTTAATCTAGCTACCCCTGTAGCACATGCCCCTGACTTGGAATGGTCACAGAAAGTACAGTTTCTTTCATTGGACGTAGGTAGGAATGAGTTGTCTTCAACTACCTGATTAATTTTTTCCAGCAGGGAAACTTTAACCTGCTCAATATCTTCCTTGGTAAAGGTGTGAGCTTTTCTTCTTCCGGATCTTAAATAATACAGCTCTGCCCTAATGTCTTTATCTGGAAACGCAAGGGAAACAGCGAGGGCGTATATGCCAAGCTGTAAATTTGTTGGAACATCTTTTTGAGTGACTTCCCATTTTCCGAGTTTTATAGTCAATAATATTAATAGTGTTCTCGTCGTAAATGTCTATTCTATCTATGTACCCATTGACAAGATAATTACCTATTACGAAACTAAACCCAAACTCTTTTTCATATATATCAAAAGAATCCTCAGAGTGCTTATCATAAAATTCATTAATTATCTCTGACCCTACAGAAATTAGCTCTTGAGGTATATGACCAGTTGGGTCATAGCTTTCTTTTTGCTTTACATATTCTTGCTGAAGCTCTTCCAGATTAAGCTCAGAGCTATTGTCTAAGCACTCTTCTAAAACGGAGTGGACGATGTTTCCAAGAACTGCTGCGTCGTTGAATGTCCTTGGTTCTTTTTGTATATAGCTATAAAAATATTTAGCTGGACACATCTTATATGTATCTAGTCTTGAATAAGAAAAGTCAGTTAAACACAGTTTTTCTAATGGATCTAGATCTGTTATTGATCTAACTTTAATGCTGTTCATTATTGCTTTCTGGGTCGTATACTAAATTGCCGTCCTGATCATATTCCCTACCAATTTGATCAATTGTGTGGCCATTAAATTTGTTTAAATAACATCCACCACCAACTGGCATCCAGCCAGTTTCTGTTATTTCCATATAGTCATCATTGTTAAATGTCGACATACTCATCTCCAATTTTAATCTTACACTTAGTAAGGTCATCTATATTTAGATAGTAGTGAAGTATTGTATAAATGTCTTTTAGCTCTTCGGCAGAAGCATACATGCCAACAACTCCGCTTTGTAAAAAGAATTTATCTGGAATAGAGTTTTCATTTTCCTGATACTCAATAAGAGTTGCAGAACCTTTGGTTATTCTTCCTGATTCACTTAACATATAATTAATCCTCTACTATTGTTATTGGATTCCAATTGGGATCATTAAGCTTTTCTCTCATGTCTTTGACATATGAGTCCCAATCTCGTTCATCTTCTGATTTCTTTTCGTATGTTACTTTACCTTTAAATGGATTAGATTTAAATCTTGTAATAATAACTCTGCCTTCTTGAGTTCTCCATCTAAGAACACCATTCTTGCAGTCACAGAAATCATCTGGGTGTGGAAGTATTTTTAAGTTTGGATCATATCTTCCACTGCAGTCTGAACACTTACTGTACCTACCCTTGTCTTGACATCTGTTGCACGATGAGCAAAAGACCCAGCAAGGTTTGTGCGTGGGGTTTATTGTTACTTGACTAACCATTTTTCATCCTAAGTTGATTATTGATTGTAATTTGTCTTCTACTTTTAAAGAAGTAGTTTTATTAAATCTAAAACTATACTTCTTAATGCCATCTGTCATTTCTAGAAATACAGTTGAAGCTCCATTTGTAGCGTTAATTATATCATACATTGATTGTATGTTTTCATTAGAGATCATTGAATTAGCTTTTAAAATTATAGGCCTACTACCAGTTAATATAGCATTATCTATTTTCTCACAAGAAGAATAAATTATTTTAACAGTAGAAGCTTCTTCGTCACCCTCTTTAGAGACTGTTCCATTAATTAAAACAATATCCCCTTCTGAGAAGAAGTCATCTTCCATTTGTCTAGCTTCTTTGGGAAATATAATTACCTCTATGCCAGAAGTTAAGTCTTCAATGTTCATCTTAAACATCTTCATACCTTTTTTGGTAATCATTTTTTTACAAGAAGTTATAACGCCACCAATTCTTGCCTTAGACCCAGCGGAATATTCAGAAAGATCAAAGATCTCAGAATCAATCTTTGGCTTAATAGCATCCCACACGCCCTCTATTGGGTGCTTGGAAACATAGATTCCCAGTTCACTTTTTTCTCTTTCTAGAATCTCTAATTCTCTTCTTCTATTTAGTTCTATTTCTTCTTCTAGATAAATAAGCTCGTCAAAGGCTCCAGATGCAGCTAGATGCTCTATAGTTGATTTCTTTAAAATCACTGAGTCACATCTTCTCATAAAGTCATGCATTGAAGAGTATGGGTTTTCTGGACTTCTACACCCGATTATTGCGTCAGCTATGGCTGGACCAATTCCATTGATAGCAGATAATCCAAATAAAACTTCTTCATCTGACAGAACTTCAAAGTCATGCATAGATAAATTGATAGACGGAGGTGCTACTTTGATGCCAAGATTTCTGCAGTCAGAAAGATAAAGAGCTGACTTATCTTTATTGCCGGCCACAGAAGTAAGTAGTGCTGCCATGTACTCCGCTGTGTAATGAGTCTTTAGGTATGCTGTTATATAAGAAACCATTGCATAGCTGGCAGCATGTGCTCTGTTAAAACCATAACCACCAAAGTACTCAATGTCTGAGAATATCTTATTAGCTTTTTCTTCGGTGATATCAACAGTAGCTAGACATCCGTCAACAAATTGTTTTCTAAGTTTTGGAATCTTATCCATTTGCTTTTTGCCGATGACTTTTCTAAGATCATCAGCTTCAGGAACTGTGAATCCAGCTAGATCTTTTGCTACGGCAAGAACATCTTCCTGGTACAACATGATGCCCAGAGAGTCCTGTAGGGCTGATTTCATGGCTGGATGTTCGTAATCTATAGGAACCCTATTATGCTTTCTGTTTATATAAAGTTTATCCATGCCAGAACCCATAGGGCCTGGTCTATATAACGAGATTAAAGCCATAATATCTTTTATGTCCTGTGGTTGAAGTTGAACCATAAGTTGTCTCATCCCAGAGGACTCAAGCTGGAAGACGCCAATTGCGTTGCCCTTGCAGAGTTCGTCAAATGTCTTTTTGTCATCTAGAGGTATCTCATCTAGATCAATTTTAATATCTTTGTTTTTTTCTAGTAGCTTTAAACAGTGGTCAATAACGCCAAGGTTTCTTAGGCCCAAGAAGTCAATCTTTAAAAGACCACATTGTTCAACTCTTCCCATATCCCACTGAGTAACAATTGGCGAATCTACACCCTTTTGCATAACAGGTAGATAGTCTGTCAATGGGCCTCTTGATATAACCACTCCTGCAGCATGTACGCCAGTCTGTCTTACTAGACCCTCTAATCCAAAAGCTGCATTGATAATCGTCTTACTATCTTCGCTTGATTCATATTCTTTTTTGAACTCTGTAACTTGCATACATTCGTTTAGATTTTTTGATACGCCAAGAACAGGTGGAGGAACTAGCTTGGATACCTTGTCTCCAGTGGCAAAGTCATGACCCAGTGCTCTAGCGGCATCTCTAATTGACTGTCTTGCGCCAGTTTTATTGAATGTGCAAATGTGAGCTACTCTGTCATGCCCATATTTAGATCTTGCATATTCAATTACTTTATCCCTATGTCTATCGTCAAAGTCAAGGTCGATATCAGGCATTGACTTTCTTCCTTCTACAAGGAATCTTTCAAACATCAATCCGAACTTAAGTGGATCTAGATTCGTAATGCCTAGTGCGTACGAAAGAATACTTCCAGCAGCGGAGCCTCTTCCCCAGCCAACTCTAATATCATTGTCTTTTGCCCAGTTAACTAAGTCGGACACCACCAGGAAGTACTCTGGGAATCCCATTTCCTTTACCACTCTTAACTCGTGGTTAGCCCTAGAGACAATCTCTTCTGATAAAGATTCTCCATACTTCTTTTTAAGTCCAGACCAAACTAATCCATTTAAATATGAATCAACGTCTTGTTCATTTGGTATTGGATAGTTGGGGAAATAAAGATCGCCAAATGTTAAATTGACATCAACCATATCTGATACGTGAAGAGTATTCTTTAACCAAGATTCATCAAAAGTAGATGCCATCTCTTCATATGATTTTAGATAAAAATTATCTCCGCTAAAAGAGAATCTATTTTCAGTATAGATGTTACTGTTTGTGGCCACACACAGCATGATGTCATGAGCATGTGCGTCTTCTTTGTGTACGTAATGACAGTCTCCAGTTGGGACTATTCTTGCCCCAATCTTATTGGCTATCTCTACAAGTTGATTTGTTATCTTTAGCTGTTCTGCTAAGCCGTGGTTTTGAATTTCAATAAAGTAGTTTTCTTTACCTACGATATCCTGCATCTTGAGAGCAGCGTTTAAGGCAAAGTCGTAATCATTTCTAAGAAGGGCTTGCGCTACTTCTCCGATTCAAGCAACCAGATAAAACTATGATTCCCTCTGAGTGTTCGGCAATTAAATCATGATCTAATCTAGGCTTCACATAAAAACCTTCTGTGTAGGATCTAGAAGATATCTTGATTATATTTTTATAGCCTATATTATTCTTTGCAAGAATTGTTATGTGGTATGGGCCTCTTTGCTCCCATTCGTTTTTTGCTTTGCCAGCTCTCTCTTCTTCATCTTTGTCAAATCTAGTTTTTCTAGCTTGGTAAAACTCTGATCCAAGAATTGGCTTTACCCCAACGCTTGTTCCAGCGTCGTAGAAGTCAAGCCAAGAGTGGATATTGCCATGGTCAGTCGTAGCTAATCCAACCATGCCAAGATCCTTAGCTCTTGACAAGTACTCCTCAACCCTACCATGTCCATCTAACATAGAATAGACAGTGTGGTTATGTAGGTTTGTCCAATTTTTCAATTTATTCCTCTGTTTCTATCGCTCTGATTAAGAGCGTCGTCTCTTGTTTCTCTATAAGTTATTACAACAACTCCACCACAATATTTACATGGAACATTGCTTCCATTCTGAGCAAATGGACTTCTGTACATATATTGATCTGGTTGGTCTGAGTGACACTCACTGCAAACGCCAACTACGTCATCTGGGTCTTCAATCATCTTTCTTTTCACCACCTTTCTTTTCTACATTATAGGCGAATCTAATAGGTGAAGGGGATACTTTTTCATCTGTTTCCATATATTTATCGCCTATCTTTACCCATTTTTTATTTTGTTCAAGAGAACAATCACCACATCCCACACCCGCAGCATTGGCTCTTTCACAAGTATATGGTCTGCCACCAATTCCTATGTCTCTTCTCTTGATCCAATCATTGATGTGCGCAGAAGATTTTCTGGGGTTGTAGTCATTGCAGTGACTAAGAACTTCATTTAGATATTGAATAGCCTCGTCTGTATATGTCAATATAGAACAAAGAAAAAGTCTAGATTCGTGATCTAAGTGATGTTTTTCTTTTGCCTCGTTTTCAATTCTTGTAAATGCAGAACAATTGTCAAGAAGCTTTTTCTTGTCAAATACTTTATTTGAATCTTCAACTTCTATACGAGCCTTAGATCCATATTGGTTAAAGTAAGCTAGAATATCTTTTGGCTTATTCCTATCTTCTTCCATCTTATAAGAATACTCTCTATACCATTCATTTGCAGTATAAGAAAACTCTTGTTCGCAAATTGAATTATCTTGTTCTACTGAACAATACTCAGCTATGGTTTTAATATCAGAATATATAACATTTTTACTTAACTTTGTCTTATATAAACCAGTTTCTTGATGTTTAGATCCAGGAAGTCTCCACATTCTTCTTAAATCGTAAACGCTAAAGTCAAGTGACGTTAAACTTAACTTATTAGCTAGATCATTGGCAATAAATCTAAAGGAGTGGTGCAGTGAATTAGATGGGTTTATGCCCAGGGCCAGCGCTTCGCACTCAATATGAAATCCTTTTTTACCTGTGTAATAAACTACAATAGAATCTTCTGGAACGTACTGTGATAAGTGCTCATAAAGCTTTTGACATTCTGATAGAGAGACATTTACATCTTCATTATCTATATCAAAGTACAGTGAGCCAAGTCTAGTTGCCTGTTCAATATCTTGATTATTGTAGTGCCAGATTGAAGTATAGATACCAGTGTTAGAATATTTACGAGCATACTTACCTACATCATTAATGTCTAATAAAATCGGTATGCCATCTACTTTTTCTCTAATTATTCTGTTTAAGCTAGGTATATACTTTGCTAGTTCTACGTATCTCCACGAGTATGTGTATTTACTAGGGTCATCAGCTATCTTCATTTTATTTCTACCTTACCAGAATCTTCCCCAAATGAATAGACGACCTTCTTATCGGTCTTCATATCTTCTGAGAATGAACGATAATAAACAGACTCTTGTATTATTGATTCTAGATTTGATAATAGGTAATATCTTTTAGATATTCTATCTTCCAACTTAAAACTTCCATCTATCTTTTATTACATTGTTTCCATCAACTATATAGTGTACCTTAGAAGCGATGTTATCCGCCATATGTACAATCATATCTAGATATGTAATTGGCACAGTTTCTGGAATAGGAGACCAAGGCCCAAGATGGCATCTAACTAATCTTAAAATTGACTGAACTGTTTCTTCAGAAATAAATAATGTTGACGACTGTGATTCTCCAGCATATTTTTTATCATACTCTTGGCATTTTTTAACTAGCTTACCAACGGTATAAGGATGCATTGGATCGTAGTGAAAATATTCATCTTCCTTATCTTTAATACCTTTTGTAACATCATGGAGCAAGCACGCTGCATAAACGATATCTTTTTCTTCTGTAGATAAGGAATAGGAATCTGATATAACACTTGCAGCTCTAACAACTCGCTTGGTATGTAGCAGGTTTCCGCCCTTATTATGCTCATCTGCTGGATGATATTTGCCAGAAAAACTTGATGGTATAGTCCAAAAAGAATCAGCTCTTAAAAGAATTGATTTAACAAAACTTTTAATATTATCATCAGATATATAGTCTATTTCCTCAAGCAGTGGTTGAAGTACAGTATTCTCTTCACCGATAGATATTGAATCTTTTTCTTTATTTAGAATCTCATCAAGTATTGAATCTTTAGACATTATTCTACTTCCCAATCTTTCCACTTTGAGCACGGTTTGTCAAACGGACATTTTTTACAATATGAAGTTAACCCTCTTCTAGGTACAAACTTTTTATCCTCTTCTATTGTACTACACCAGTACTTAAGAGCCTTAGAGTCTTACTGTTTTACTTCATACTCTATAAACTTTTGAGAAGAAGCTAGTATGTCATAGTATCCAAAATGTGCTTTTGGTTTTTTATGTGGGAACTTATGTGCAAAAGCTTCATTTAACACTGAAAAGTCTATTTGATATAAAGATGTATGAGAAGTTCTGAAATTAAAAACCCATTTATATATAAAGTATTCACCGTTTTTATATAGAATTAAATCAAAGTTTGACTTAATTTTTACTGAATCTCCAACGGGAACATAAAACTCTTGATCAATTGCCATCGGAACTGAGTCATCTTCTGCAAATTGATTATAAAAATCTAAAAGAGCCGATGCAGCTTTTGAAGTTAAGCTTGCTGTATTTCCGTAAAAGCTTTCATGCTGCTCATGGATGATGTCATATGCAGTTGTGTCTTTTGCAAACCATAACTTCTCCCATCTATTTAACAGAGATGAATATGAAGGAGTAAAGCCTCCCTGTTTCTTGTAAAAGAAATAGTTAATTACACTTTTGAGTGTATTCTCAAACTTTGTACTAAACAATTCTCTTGAATGAATTGTCTCTGAAACGCTTTCTTCATGCCTATAGTTATATAAAAGTGCACAGGTTTGATAATCTTTTATTGCTTCAATTGTTAATTGCTTCATATGTCAAAATCCTCATCATCTAGTAGGTCATCCAGCAGCGAACTAGTATCATCGTAGTCCTCTTGGTTAACTGGTTCATATTCTTCGTAGGCTTTTCTTGAATCTACATATTTTACTAGAGGTGGATTGTATATAAAGCTAGATCCAGTAATTCTATTCTTTGGGATTTGAAGCTGCATTATGTTTTCATCTTCAGAATCATCACCACTTATAAGTTTTTTCTCTGTAATGAATATAGTTACGGCACACTTCTGTTGAATGGCAAGAGATCCACCAGTATCAGACTGCTGGACTACTTCTCTTTTTTCTTTCATTCTGTTAGAGTTTTCCTGAGCTGTGATGATTAAAACACAATTCATGTCTCTTGCTAGCTTTTCTAGCTTTACCATCATCTCCTCAAACTCCCCCCATCGTGGTTTACCTTTACCACCCTTTGTAAACATAGATTGTATAGTGTCAATAATTACAACCTCTGGAGTTTCAGCATAGTCAATTATGTCTCTAAGCCATCTTTCAAGGTCTTCAAAGTAGGGGGTATCTGGGTCATGCCTAACCATTAATTTATTACCCCATTGACTTAACTTATCTCTAAATATGCCTAGATACTTTTCTCTTTCGCTTGGAGTCCATCTTTCAGCCTCTGCATAAACATTCTTGCCAATTATTTGAGTCATAAGAATTCTTTCCCAGTGACCAACTGCTTCCTCAAAGTTTACATATAAAACAGTGTGGCCATTTTCAACCCAGTTATTTGCTAGGCATTTAGCAAATGTGCTTTTACCCTTGCCAGATGGTGCAATGACAGCATGAACCGCACCCTTATAAAAGCCACCGTCATCAGTATATCCCATGGCTCTATTTAAAGACTTAAACTGAGTGGGCAAGAAGCTAGGAATATCTAATAGTGATTCTGCCCTATTAGATATATCTATAGCGGTGGTTAGTTTTTCTAATGGATCGTAGTTTAGTTGATTTTCAAGCTCTCTTATTTCTGAGGTTATTAAAGATAACCTAGCAAGATCTTTGTCAGACTTAACACCTTTTTGATTTAGTATAATTTGAAGTTCTTGCAAGTAGTCAATTTGCTTCTTCTTATTAGCTTTATGTTTGATTAGTTGAACAACTGAATCAACAGTGGACAATTCCAATGACAGCAAAACATCCATCATGATGTCTACGCCAGATGTTCCACCAAGAGCCTCTCTTATATCTGTTTCGGAACCTAGCCAATCTTTAAACCCAACTGGGTCTACTATATCTAATTGTGTTGCTGTACGATATGCGAGAAGCGCTAGGTAAAACTCATGTATACCCTTTTGACCATGATTTATGCCAACAATGTCATCAGGTAAGTTGTCGGCAAAATGCGTAATAGCCCCCTCTTGTCTTAGAGAGAGGGCAAATACCTGATATTCAATTGGGGTATCTTGGTTGTCTTCAGGTTTTTCCATTGTTGTTTTTTCTCTGTTGTTTTAGTTCTCTATAGGCTTTTTTTCTGAGTTCAGAACGACGCTTTTTAGAGTCAAGATAAACCTGACTTGAATAGAACTTATTCTTTTCTTTCTCTTCTCTCTTAAAAGGAGAGTTTCTTATAGCGTCTAATAGTCTATCGTAAACTGCTTGTTCGGTGAGCATGTCATTATAGCGGAAAATAATAAGCGCAATGCCCTCCTGCTTGCATAGTTCAATCTTTTTTTCATCTCTTTTTTGAGCTTCTTCAAACTCATACTTAGAATCAAAAAACTTTGCAGTATAAAAAAAATGCTGCCTACCATGATACTCTGCTCCAACTTTATAAGAAGGACAATATACATCAAGTCTTAGTTTATCCTGAAGATAAAACTCATTAACTATTTTTTCTCCAGGAAGAAGTTTTTGCATAATCGAAGTTAAGGCTGTTTGCCCTCTTGACATTTTTTTTCTAGAGTTCTTTAGCCAAGATAAACCAAGTTGATTTATCTTTTGATTTACCTTAGCTAAAGGCCACCCTACTTCTTTTGCTATTTCATTTAAGCTTAATGAGGTATCAAATAATAGATCAACCATGTATTCCGTGTTGTCTATTTCTTCGTCCCAATTATCTTTTTTCATTACGCTTTTTGTAAAACTTCTTTTTGTTATCTACTTCTGATTTTTCTCTATCTGAGTTTTGCATTGCATAAAATCTTGCAGAGCTAACTATTTTACCAAAGTCTAAAATAGACATGTCTATGTTCTCCCAAAGCTTTGGCGCAATAGCGGTAGCTAGCATTGGGCAGTCAAGGATGCAACTATCTACTCCTCCCTCAAATTCTGAGATCTGAGCGATAATTGAATCAAGCTTGTCGTAGTAGTTATTGTATGGAACGGAAACTACATATTGGTTCTGCCCAAAAACTTTTTGAACAGTTTTTTTATCGTGAAAAGATAAAATGACATTTTTTGACTCCCTAATATAATGATTAATGAATATGTCTACTACTTCTTTTTTATTTGAAAAAAAGTATTCAAACATTGCAGCGTCGTAATAACTACCATCTTTTTGTAGACCAAACTCTGACAACTTTCCAGCTTGGATTTCATCAGAAAACTCCACTGGTACTGCTTTTAGGAAGTTAGGATCCTGTATAGTCATACATTTAGCTAGAGACTTCACGAAATACTTCGGAGGTTTTTTATCGCTATTATGTAGCATTAGATTCAAGGCTGATCGAGATATGTTTACATAAGCAAACTTCTTTTTCTGCTCAAGTCTAAAAGTCAAATCTATGATTGACTTTACTGGATCTAATATTAAATTATTTTCTTTCATTTCAAATACCAAAGTTTCCCCATTGAATTAATACTGGATTAGGATCTATAATAGAATTAATATGATTTAAGTTGTGAAACTGACCGCCATCTAACGTGGAGTATCTTTCATACTTTGACTGCTTATCCTCGTCATGTGTATAGCCGAGATGCTGCATGATTAAACCAGAGTCTCTCCAGTAGTTTCTTTGCTGTATCCATCTTGGCACATAAGTTGGCTCAGAACCGCAAGCAAGAGCTTTGTTTTGAAAGCCAGCGTTTTCCTGAAACCTAAACATTCTTGAAGAGTTATTGGGAGCCCAAAGTTTATCAACTCTATAGTGAGTTTCGCTCCACATATGATAAAAGCGTATGTTGACTACATCAAATTCTGATTTAGCGAGCACTGCTTTAATCTCTAAATCATCAACATGATATAGTTTTTCATCACAATCTATAGCCAAAACCCAATCACCAGGCTTTGCAAAATTTTCTAGGTTACCCCAAGCAAATGCTCGTAATTGACCTTCGTGTTTTGTAAACATTGGCTCTGGTGTAGTAAATACCTCGGCATACTTTGCTGCTATCTCAGCTGTGTTGTCTGTTGAGCAGTCATCAGTAAATATAATTTTATCTACCTGAGTAGATAGTCTTTCTAGAACTGGCTCTAGAAATCTGGAAGACTCATTTCTTCCTACCATTTGTGCATAAATCATATGCAAAACTTTCTATGAAAAGAGGGAGGGGGATATGCCCCTCCCTCCAGGACAATATTACAATCAGGCGATGATCTGCTCGCGAGCCTCTACTGCAGAGATTCGCTCGATTTCAACATCCTTGAACATGACCTCACCAGTAACGCCACGACGACCCATTGCAAGCTTCTGGGCATCGGTCTTGCTGTTAGCCTTAACCAAAGTGGTTGTGGTGACAGTGAAGTACTTGAACTTGTTCTCTGACATTTTATTTATTCCTTTTTGTTAGTTTATTGGATAATGGACTGCTATATAGTCTATAGCATCTTGCAGGTTATCTGCAAGCTTTGTGGCCATATATTTCATATATGGTCGATCTTTATTTTGCTTAGAGCACATAACTATACTTGGTTGGTTGTTGATTTTAGCCCAAGCCATTTCAAAGTCAGTTCCTATGTATGCCCTATCTTCTAGGAGATATTCTACCAGCATTAAGTCTGATTTTTTCTGCATGAAGAGATTTTTTTGAACAATTTCATCAGGAGTCATTGCTGGTTCTTCTGGAATAGAAGTTGGGTCATAAACCTTGTAGCCTAAAAACTGTAAAGCTTCTGATGCTGATCTGCGCCAACCCTTGGCATAATCGCCAACATAGTCCATAGCTCCAGCTAAATAAACGGAAATTGTCATACTGGCCAATGATACTCTAAATCTGCTGGTTCGTCAAAGTATTGAGAGTAGTACTCGTAATCTTTTCTAAGAAGATTAGATCTATGCGACTTATGAAATTCATCATTACCAAACCAAGATGGATAAACAAGTGAAGAATGATCAATAGACTCAAACTTCATATTATTATTATAACCTCTATCTATCCATTCTAGAATGGTAAAGTTTTGATACAACTTTAGGGCTTCCTCATAACCGGTCCACATACGAGTAACTGGATGATTGCGCCAACCTTTTGTTGGTGTTCTATTTAAGAGAATATTGAGAACTTGAAATGTCTCTACTCGTTGTTTGCCGAGCCGACGATAATCAAGAATCTTAACAGATTGTACAAAGTCAGGATACGGTAGAAATGTCTGCATTTAAATTTACCTTTAATGATTGTAGCCCATTTATTACTGATGTTACTGGAAGCGGCATTGCCTCCCATGAGGTTATTCTACCACCTAATCTATCAAACAACACCTTTAAGCCTTCTTCTATCTCAGCTTTTGCCAAAGCATGACCTAGACAGTAGTGTAGACCGGAACCAAAAGAAAGAGTTTTGTTAATATCAGATCTTTGTTTAATGATTAGGTCCGAATCAGAAAATACTCGTGGATCAAAATTTCCCGAAACAACATTTAGATACACCAAAGTTCCTTTTGTAAATAAAATATCATTATAAACAATATCTTCTGATGCTATTCTAACAGTTCCTCTTAGTACGGAATCATACCTAATAACATCATCTAAATAGTCTTTAATATTATTATTTTCTAAATTATTTTCAAGAATAGTTTTGGTAGAAAGGCCTAATTGACAACGAGTAGTGTCTATTCCGCTAGCAATAATTATTTCAATTAACATTATTAGCTCTTCATTTGATAATTTATCTCCGTTTTCTTCTGAGATAATTAAACTAGATAGAAGATCATCTGTTAAATTTTTTCTTTTGTATGCAATCAGATCGGATGTATACTGATCAAATTGTTTTTGTGCAGAAGAAACTTTTTCTTGACTAATCTCTCCATTTAAGTTAAAGATATTAAACATTAAATGAGACCAATCACTAAACATTTTCCAGTCAGTGTCTGGTATTCCAAATAGCTTACACAAAATTGGTATTGGATAATAATTAAAGATATCTTTTTGTAAATCTATTGTCTCTTTACCATCTAAAGAATCTATGAATTCATTCATTAATGAAGACATAAATGGTCTAAGAAGATCGGAATGCCCTACAGTAAAAGCTGGCATTATTAATTTCTTTAAGCGAAGATGCGAATCACCATTAAGAGCCATTAAACCCTTTTTTCTTCTGTCCTTAAACTCTGTAGTAAGGTTAGGGTTAAGCTCAGCTAAAAGACCAATTGCAGTATGCCAGCGAGAATCTTTTAAAAAGTTATTTATATCTTCATGTCTAAGTAAAACATAGCCTATATTATTTTTAGCTATCCAAGTTTGCTCTCGTAAGGCAAATGTTTCTTGTCTTTGCTCAAGTCTAGTAAATGTATTGTTAGTAAAAGGTATATTTAACTCGCTAACAAGCATTTTGATTAGGCCTTTTTAAACTCTGTCCAAGTCTTGTCGCCAACGCCGTAATATTCTCTAGCTAATCCAGATGCAACTATATCTGTATTCAAACAGTTACCGTTAGCGTCCCAAACTTTAGCAAGGACTCTGCCATATTTTTCGTTTTTGTCAATAATAGTTTCAATCTTTACCCAGTTACCAGCTTTTTGCAGCCACTGATCAGTAAACTCTTTTGCAGCTAAACCTTGCTTTTTTTCCTCTATGTTTGAGGTTCTGCTTTCAGGTGTATTTACACCATATAAACGAACTCTACCCTTTTTAAGGGTATCAAAACCAAGGTCAATAACAATATCAAATGTATCGCCATCAACAACTTTTTTTACCTCTGCATTATAAATCCATGGGTTTAATTTATCACTCATAATTAATCTCTTTCTATTCCTATATGATCACATGCTTTTCTAAATATCTCTCTTGAGATAGGAAAATATCTGTCGGCGTGACTTATTCCTTGACCTGGTTTTGGAGTAGATGCATGCCAGCTGTGACCGATTGATACGGAACCATCGTACACAACATTGTATCCAAGGTGTCTAGCAAAATATGAACACCAAGTCTCCTCATAATAGTGGGGAGTTGGTAGGAATGCACCTATTGCATTAGGGTACATCTCTCTGTATTTTTCGTTGTTAGTTAGTGCATCCCAGACTTCTCTGCGTACAAAATATGCAGATCCAGATACCGTAACGCAGTTAACTCTATCCTTATAGAGAATGTCTTGTGGATCATGTTCTCTCCAGCCTCTGTGCTTTGGAGCAGTGTTAGTTCCCACAATTCCAGCGTGGGTCACAAAACCATTTTCGTCTCTTTGTTTTGGGCCAAGAATATGAATGTCTGGATTCTCGTCAAAGATATTTTGAATCTTTATGCAATCTAGCGAAGTCATCCATACGTCTCCGTTTAATATTCCAACTATATCACCACTACTCTTACTTGCCATCATATTGATGGCTGCAGAGTATCCTATATTCTCTCTTAAATAAGTTCTATCTATTAGATAGCGCTCTTCATTTTGTCTTATCCATGGAATAAAATCATCAGTAGAATCGTTGTCTGTAATATACAGATTCCATGTTTTTACGAGCGCGCCATTTGGACCATTTAAGTCAGAATGCAAAGTGTCCAAAAATCTTTGCAGCAGTGGTCTTGTGTTGTAGTTTACGACACATAAATCAATCATTAAACTTCTCTCCAACTTCAATACATTCTTTTATAACTATATCAAAAGCGCTATTTGAATCAAACCCTATGGAAGTTAATTCAAGAAATAAATCTGACGCCGATTGCTCTTCGGTTAGATCAAACTCACGAAGCCTATTAACATAATTTTGCAATGTAATAGAATTGCTTTTAATATTTTTTTTAAACTTGTTCTTACTTATAGATCCAAATATTAAGCCTACAGAAAAACATATAAGCAAAAAGGAAGTAACTTCACCAGTCTTCTTCTTGTCCATCTTCCTGTCCTGAATGATATGTTTCGTTGATCCAATTAATTATATCTTCAGAGACGGATAGCCAAGAATTTTTTTCATTCTTATCCTCACATGCTTCTCCGAACTGAAGATAAGTGTCTGCGATATGCTGAAGTACCTCCACGTCAGCCACAAATGCAGCTTGACCTGGCATTAATTTGATAGATAGTTTTTTCTTTAGCCCTTTACTCATTTTCTGTTTTCTTTTCTTTTTTTTCTTTAATATCTGCACTCTGAACCTCTTCATCATCAACCTTATATACAGAAAGATTGTTTGTATCTGGTTCAAATGTTATAAATAAAACCTTTTTATCTGCCATAGAGCAACCTTCAGGTGGAGCTGATTCCAGTGCTATCTTCTTTGATGAGCATCCATAGACCTGACTATGGCCAGAATAAATAACTAAATAATTAACTTTTGATGCTGCCACTATTTTACCCTATGAGTTACGACGTTGCATGAATTGAGAAATTGCTCTACTGCATCCCAGTTTTTATAATCTTCATCTGATACATAATACACGTCAGTTATGGTGCTGTTAGCCACTAATTTAGCGCACGATAAACATGGAGGGCCATTGACATAAAGCTTCTTTGGTCTTGAGCTATAATCGGAGTGTAGTAGTGCGTTAGCTTCTGCGTGTATAGCTATGCAGTTATCATAACTGGATCCACTAGGGGACATCTCCTTGAATCTAGGACATCCTCCGTCTTCACAGTGTACGGAACCACTTGGTCCACCGTTGTATCCAAAGCCGACTATATGACCATACTCATCTACCAGTATGGCTGCATACTTTTTCTTTCCGCATGTTGAAAAGATTGTTGCTGCGCTGTAGCACATCTGCATATATTGCAGATCTTTTCTTGTTAAATCACCATAAGTCATAATAAGTAAACTAAATACCCGCTAATTATTCCCGATAAGAACAACAGTATACCAGATCTAATCTTTATATTCTTATTTTCTGATACCTGAAACAATATTGACAAGCTAATCATCCAGTTTATTGCCAATGAAAATAACACTATGTATAAAACGTTAAGCATACGAGTACTTGCCAACTAAAGCCTTTATAGATACTGGATATAAATCTTTTACTAGCTCTAAAACTGCCTGAGCGTATTCTCTAATTTCTTCCTGCGATTGTTCTTCCAGTCTTTGGACTAGGAATAGTGCAACGGACTGAAGGCTACATGACCACCTATAAACAACGTGCATAGCGTAGGCTGGCAGGAAAAGTCTTGCCTGCTCTGGAGCTATGCCTGATTCCATAGCTAAGTTATAATAGGCTTCACCTTGTTCAATATATCTAATTAACTGTTCAGATAAAGCTGCCCCAGTAAAAGGATCGCACAAACCAGCTGAACCTTGTTTCTTGTCCTCTGGAGCAAGACGCCACTGATCTGACTTTGGTATATAAAATTCTGGATCCATTGTTATGTATCTTCTAGAAGATTCATTCCATGAGTCCATAGTATGGTCAGAGCCAACAACATACTTCCAGTGCTGTCTTGCGACCATTAAAGGTGCTTTAAATTCAAATGTCATGAAAGCATGACGGAATGGAGACATATGGTTTTCTCTAGCCAAGAAGTCAATCAATCTTGCATCATTGGTAGAAAACTCATTGCTTTCTTTGGCAAAAGAAGCTCTTGCTGCATTCACCACCGAAAGATCAGAACCCATATGGTCCACTAATCTCACATAACCATTTTGTAAAACTGTTATTAAATTATTTTCACTCATCTTCTTCGTCTTCTTGACTTTCTTCATCTTCTAACAATTCAGATTCTTCTATGAATAATTCTACCATATACTCATCTAAATCTTCTGTTAACTTATATATAGTTCCTAGTAAATCTCTTAAATCATCGTCTAAAACGTAGTCTTCTATAGACATAAAACTAATAGCTAGCTCCGCTACATGCGTTGTAGCTCTAGATAAAGATTGAATTATAAAATTAAATTCCTTGAGAAGAGACTCCGTGGAAACTTTTTCTATATTGATAATAGCATCAACACCCTGTGATTTCATATCTTCAAGGCCGTCAGATCCTATCATTTCTTCAAAAATCTTATCTATATCATCATCTTCAAATTCTGACATAATTATCTTTTACTTATTGTTTTCCTTTATGAATTTAATTTCACATGCATCCGTGGTGCAATAGTTTTCACCTATAGCATCAGAAGCCATACCAGCATAAACTCCAGTAAAGTCAATTGGGAATAATTTACCAGTATAAGATTCATACTCTTCTTCTGTAATCTGAGTATATGGCATTTGTGGGTATGTCATATTACCTTCTGGTAAGAAAGACACTGTCTTAAGCTGGCCATCATACATATGAAGTACTGTCCCTACATAGTCCTTTTCTTTTTCTGCGTCAAATGAAATAGTTACAGAAACTGAGTTGTCAGACCAATATCTCTGAGCAGCTGCGGCTAGTGCCATCTTTTCAAAGATTGTAACTTCTTTTTCTGATCTCTTTGCGTCTGATTTAATTGGGAAATAAACTACAGAAGTTGTATCTGGCGATTCAGAAGCTGGCTCAACAATGTAATTAGCCATTCTAAACAACTCTAGCATTGGTTCTGTATTAGAGAATCTAATGGTTCTATTGAAATACTTGCCACCTGGAGTCCAGTGAACGCCTGGTGATTCACCTGCAAGAATTGAAACAGTACCCGATGGCTTAACTGTTGTCATCTTAATGGACTCACGAATACCAAGCCATTCGGAATAAACAGTGTCATAATTCTTTACCGTCTTGTAACCTTCGTCCATCCAATCTCTAAGAACTGGCATACCTACGCGATCTGCAAAGTTTGCAACACCAGACATTGAAGTGCCAATACGACGGTTGCGTTGCATAATTGCATTAGTCTCTTCCCAATGTGTTGGGAGTAGGGTTACCGTTTTGGCATATAGGTACGCAAACTTAAGAGTTCTCTTATAGTCCTCTAGTGAATCATGACGATTGAGATAGGTCTCCACAAGAGTACAGCATTCATATGATTCCAGCGACTGTTCTGCACAGGGGTTATAGCCAGTCTTTATTATTAGGAGCATCTGCAAGACGACCATACTTTCTGGACATGTCAAGCCAGATAACTCCTGGCTCACCATTTCTAGCAATTCCATCTACGATTGGGGAAAGATCTTGACCTACAGAAACTTCTACTGAGTTATTAGACATCCAACCCCAGCCAGGACTCTCTGAGTCATATGAGTTTCTTTCTGGGAATACTTCTGAGTTCTTAAGGTTCAAGAAATCTTGGTCGTCAATTCTTCCTATAAGAAGTTCTGCTGATCTTCTTACGTTTCCTGATACAACGCAAACACCAATTAAGTTACCAATGTCAGCTATATCTTTTCTAGTAAGCTTGTCGCCGTCTCTTCCTTTGAACAATTTGTTAATTGCAGTGTGAAGTTTAATCAATGGCCCAGGCCCAGATGCTGTTCCGCCAAAAGTCTTAATTGGAGCACCAGCAGGACGAACTAGAGAGTAGTCAAATTCAATTGGGCTTTGATCAGCCTTTAGATATGAGTTAATAAGATTGGTTACAGATTGGACCCATCCCTCTCTACTGTCTTCTATGACCTCAATAACAGCAGGCTTTGATGATTCGTAAATTGGAAAATCTTTATCTGCACCCTTATCATCAAAACCCACTCCTACGCCAAGCATTGAAGCTTCCATAAGAAATGCAAATGGTTTGGCTGGGTTGAACTTGTTCATTTCAGCAGTAGAGACAAAAGCGCAGTTCTGCAGGGCAGCTGAGTTTCTTTGAACATTTACAATCTGGGTCCCCATGACCCAAAGACCACGACCTGGTGGTGTCCACTTTAAATTAAACAAACGATCAAATGCTTCTTTAGCTGAAGCCTGTGCTTTAGCGTCGTTCCAAGGAAGTCTATTTCTCTTGCAGTGGTCTTTCTGTAAAGAGTACATTCCATTAATAACTCTTTCGCATACATCAACCCATGTTTCTTTGGTGCCATCTTCTTTTAAACGAGAGTATGTTCTAAGAAATGTTATTTCACCTACAGAGTTACCGCCAGCATCTTTATAACCAAATGGAGGAGTCTTAGTTTTATATCCAGAAAGAAATTCATCACTTATCCTAAAAGAGAACATATTGGTGATTTTTATATTACCCGCTGCTGGGTTGAAATTGGTAGTTGTTTGTTCTTGTGTTCCTGTCTCAGTGGACATCATGACTCCTTGTTCTTGGTTAGTTTCTTTACGTACTTTGGATCTATCTTTGATATTTCCGTTTGTTTTATCTTACTTATTTGTTCTGGTGTGTAAATCTTATAGATTTCTCTTTCTATAAAATAGCCACTTCTCCAATTCAAAACCTTAGAAATATTACTTTCATGTTTGGCAAAAACGTTGCAGATAACAGCTCCGCCATATATTCTGACTAAGTTTTCAAACTTCTTTACTAGATCTTCTTTATTGTCACCTATTGACTTTGACTCTTCTGCTTTCATGTATAGCCAATTGAAAGCCTGTCTTGTTAAAGGTAAATAATCTATACTATCTACAACACCATATTGTAGAAGTTTCTTCCTATTGTTTCTTATTCTTATATCGTCTTCAACAACTTTTTTATATATATCAACCCAGTCTCTTTCATTGAACTGAGACCATGTTGGACACCAAAATAAAAGGTTTTGAGGTGGATCTGGAATAGCTTTTTTATCAAAAACTGGAATAAGACTGGCACAAGCTATTGACTTTCGCATGTGAGCTTTTGCTACATCTTCTTCGGTTATTTTGTTTTTAGTATTTGCCCAAAACTTGGCAATGTGTGGTTTCCAATCAATATCGGAAACATATATTCTCAGGTACATGTCTGCAACATTTGTTGGCAGTGATTCACCAGACACAACCTTTTGCAGATCTTCGATTAACATACTACCTTTATACCTCTACCTAAACTTACTGAAACCTATAAAAGAGACTATAAAAGAGAAAAACCCGCTCATTATGAGCGGGAATCTCTCACTGTCCGCCTAGAATAGTATACCATTACTAGAGCAGATAATCTCAGTGTGAAAACTATTTGCTTATTTTTCTTCTAACATCTTTCTCTAACATTAGGTGAGCTGTTACGATCACCCAAGCTGCAAGAACTGGAAACTTAGACAGTTTACCGTCTGATAATCTCCAGAAACTTCTGGTTAGAGTTTCTGCTTTTTGACTTTTGATGGCGAATATATCATATCCAACAACAAAAGCTATTAAGGCTGCCCATCCAATTAAACCTGTTAACCTAGAATCTTTCTCTAGATTAATAGGAGAGCTAAAATAATTAGAGAGCTCTTGAAGAGGGTACACCTCTCCACTCTTGAACCTTGTTTTTGCCATATTCGTTATCGTAATCTGTTGGAATAGCCTGTCCATAGCCGGCGGTAAATACCTTTGTGCTGGCAAGTCCATTATACTCGTCTGGTCTAAAAGATCCAAATGAAGCTGGAGCTCCTTGTGCATCAGTTCTTGGGGCATGACCTGTGTTAGCAAAAACGTTAGCTGAGTTTACACCATCAAAGATATAGTTATTGTAGCTGTAATCGCTTGCTCTATCGGCATGACCGAAACCACTTGGGAATGCAGCAGAACCTGCTAGACCCTTGTACTCCATTGGGCGGAATCTAGCGCCATCATAACCAACACCATCGGCAAATGTGCCAGAAAGTGGGTGAATATAAAGGGTAGTTCCATTAAAAATTTGAGAAAGAAGCACGCTACCAGGATGGTAACCTGTACCTGGAGTGTGTGCGTTGTCTGGTGCGCCATCCAAAACGTGGCTGGTGCTGTATAGTGGGTAGTATGAATAGGTCCCTGCGCCCTTGGTCTTACCAGTCATTGTGGTATATGGGTTGACCATTTGTGCAGTGTTTTGACCCTTAAGTACAGGACGAGGTCCTACATAAAAAGTAGCCATTATAGTCTCCTTGGATAAGCTCTTAAGCTTATATAGTAATTATGAATAGTGCTATGTTTAGTTATAATTTACGATTAAATCAGACAGTACAGGCGCAGTGCCATCTGCTAGTCCAGTTAAGGTAACTTCTATCCAAACGGTGTTAGAAGATCCAGGGTTTTCTAGGGTATAAATGGATCCATCTTGGTAGATGACCCTATAGCTAAATACTTGAGACAATAAAGCTGGAGACACATTGTAAATCTTAGGAGTTACGCTTGTGATTGAGCTTATTAATTCTCCTTCTGGGGCATCAAATTTAAGAATCATTCTTCCAGATGGCAAGAACTTATCATATCTTATATCAAGATCGCTTAAGCCATAGGTATAAATCTTCTTATTGTTTTCAATGAGATAGTTTTTCTGTCTCATGACCAGTCTTATTGCAGTAATTTCTAATTCTGGGAAATAGAATGCAAGTGGGCCAGAGTTTAATACGTAATCAGAACCCACTGTTGTCCATGCACCGGGTGGAACCTTACCAACAGCCTCAGAGTTCCCATCGTATAATCTATCTCTATTTAGAGGATACCATCCATCCTCTTGGGTCATTGTTGGGTTAACGTTAGTTGTGTATTCAATAGATAGAATGTCAATCCCAAATAAAGGAAATGGGTTTAATTTAATAAAGTTTGTCTTTTTTGAGCCAGTATATTCTGCTGGTATTTTTATATACAAATAAGTTTGAGCACCGAATGGCGATGTTGTATCGGTGATAATACTTCTCTTCCAGTATTTATCAGATCTATCTAGAATAGCATTGTATACATTTGTGCTATCAAGTATGGCGCCCTGTGTGTCTACGCCTGGAAGTGTATTTGATATTTTAGTCTCAAAAAAATCTGGAATAATCTGACCCTCTACGCCAGTAAAGAACTTTAATTTAGAATGTGAAGCTCCATCTATTTTAGGCAGAGTAATAACGTTGTAAATTGGATCATAGGAAAGGACCTCATCAGCTTGAATGCCATCTTCGCCATTTGGTATAGCTATGTTATCAATCTGAGAGTAGCTATGAATTGATATTAAACTCTCTGCAGCCTCTAATGCAGTAATTCTATCGTCCATATCTTTAATATATTGATTTAAAAATATGTGATCTTTTAAAACTCTTTGAAATGCTTCAGACAGTTTCTGGTCTGTTACGTTATATTTATTATATAAATAAACTAGATCTTTATAATTTTCTTCTATTCTTGCATTATGGTCAGCGCTGTCAACTGGGCCGTTATACTGTCTAGTTCTTTTTTGTGTATATATAAATTCAGACATTTTATCCGTTTAGCCTTCTTTTTTCTAGCATTTTAATTTTCTTAGACAGCCTACTCAATTTAGATGCTGCGGTATCTACTGTGTCTATTTGCAAATAGTCTGGAGTAGCAGAGTCGCCATAGTACTCAAATTGGACATCGCTAAATATATAGTACTTTCCATCGTCATATTCTTCATGTATCTGTGGTTTTTCTGGATCAACCTGACCTACAAATATTCTTTGTTCATCATATATTCTATCATCTATATTTAAAATATATTCGTCCAGCCTATGCATGTCTATAAGAATCTTATTCATTTCCATGTTTTCCATTTCGGAATTTCTTGGACCCCTGAAAACACTTCTATACCTTTGGTATAAAGGTTGAATTATTCTTTTAATTTCTGTATAAGTTTTTGCCATAGTCAATCCTAATTGCTATTTTTAAATTTAATTCTATAAGAATTTAAAGACGGAGTTCCAAACGGATTAGAAAATCTTGAAAAATCAGCTCTAAAACGTATAGATTTTACAGGATTTATTGAATTATTTTGAAAGACAATTCTTGAATTATTACTTATTTGTGATCGACAAAATATTTCATTATTACCAAGATAATTATCTATAGTAAAAACTAAATCACTTTCATTTCTATTAATTCTAAAGTCAAATGGATCTACATATGAATAGTATTTAACAAAAGGTACTCCGTAGTTTGATACAGAAACACCACTCATTAAAGATATTGATCCTGATGAAGTTCCTGCGGCGTCAAAAGTGACAACTATATTATTCACTCCTTTTTTAAAGGACCAAGAAACTTCTTTTCTAGATACGCCAGATGGAATATCCGCTAAAAGAGTTCCATTCAAATACACTGCCATATCCCAGTTTACTGATGTATCTGATTTTGATATAGAATTTATGGCTTCAGTATCTTCTTCTACTAACAATGAAGTCTGCAAAAATCCACTTATTCCTGTTAGGTTCAAAGATATTGGTATTGATGGAACATTTGTTATTGGTATATTGCCAGGTTCAAATACCTGGACATTTTCAAGAGTTTTATTAATAATAGATGACCATCTATTTGTGTCTAGATATAATCCTTCGGAATATGATGTATATTTAAAGCTAAAAGAATTGACCGAGTCAAGAAGATATGAATTATATGGCGACTGTTGTTCTTCTAATTTTGCTACTCTATAAACTGATATGCCATTATAAATTGAATTTGAAGGATTTTTTGTAGATAGGTTATTACCCGTAGATAGGTCGTATAGTTTTAATTCTCCGGCTGATGGAGATGTCTTAATATTTTTAAATACTTTATTAGATCTAGAGAAAGAAACTACTTGATCAAATGAAGGTGCATTTGAAGAAGATGATGAAATTGGAATCCAATTAAAGTCAGATACTCCTGTAGCATTCTCTACATTTTCTGCTACAAAAAAATTGATATTTCCCACATTCGGGTTACCGTTTGCTGCTTCAATGCTAACTGAATCTATGGTTTTATTTGCATCGCCTGCTGGTATTGATATTGGTGAACTTATTAATGTAGCGCTGCTATCGTAATACTGTCCGCTAACTATTAAATCTCTTATGCAAAAAGAATATTTGTATTTATTTTTTGGATTAGCAGTATCTATATAGTCTGGTTCATATTTAATTAAAGTAATTCTAAGATTACCAGACAGCTGCGGATCAAAATCAAAAGAAAATCTGTCGTAATCAGAGCTAGATTGTTTTCTTCTAAATTGCGAGTTGCTTGAATTCTGTTGATTGATTAATTCTACGACTGTAGTTACAGCTGAGCCAGTTGACATTCTTCCATCAACTTTAGAAATAACAAAAGGAACATCTAATGGAATATTCAATATAAGTGCACATGGCCCAATCACATCTGAATCAAACTCAACTTTAGACATGGTATTATTCAGTCCATCAAACATATTATTAACGTCTGGCATCTGCTTATCTTGTACGACAACGTTGCCGTTAAACATTATTCTATACTGAACATTGGAATAATTGATTTTTCCAGGAGCATTAAAATCTAAGACATTAGATTTAAACTTTGGAAGAGTAGCCTTCCTATTTTCTACGTCAACAAATGCATTAGTTAAAGACAGGTCTATGTTTGTTAGGCTAGCAAAACTTTCTGAAAAAGAATAAAAAAATCCATCAGTGTTTGACATTGTAAATAAAATTGAGTCTATCTTTTTTTCTAAATCAATTCTTTTTTGTTTTAAAAAATCTAATTTCTTATTAAGATAAGTTATTGAGTCCATTAACTTTTCGGTATTATCATCTATTGAATCATACAGTACGTCTAGGTTAAATATATACCTAGCCATAAACTCATTCATAATATCAGGGTTAGTAACCCTAGTGTTTCTCAGTACAGTTGGATCTACCCTTAATGGCACGCCGATCCTATTGGCAGAAAAATATGCGTCAAATTCTTTTTTTATTTCATCGTCATTTGGCTGTCTAGACACCCTGTCAGACTCAGTTACTCCAGAAGAGTATAATGATCTATAAAGATTCTCTAGAAATTTTCTTTTTTGTATCTCTGATATACTCATGACTGCTTAACCTTTACGCCTACTTTATAAGAATACAATATTGGTGTTATATTTTTTGAAGATGGTTTTTTCATATCTATCTTTAATAAGAAATTTTTTACAGAAGCAGGAATTTTTGGAGGGAATAGATAGCTAACACCAGGAAGTCTAAATCTTTCTTCTATATTTTGATTAATAGCCAATACTTCTGGAGTATTTTTAAATGGACTTTCAATTGATGAAATTTTTACCCAATTAGTTCCATCGTCAAAAGATAGACTATATTCAATATAATCATTAATGTCAGCTGACACTGAACCAGAAAATGAAGATTCAGCTGACAGTGTTATATACTCTATTTCCGATGGAACATCGTATCTTTTTGATACAATTTGAGCATTTTCTGAATAAGACTCAAGGCCAACAGACACGTCTCTAAGACCTATAGACCTTCTTTCCGCGTCCAATATCTCGTACTGTCTAATTAAATTAACCTTGTAGGTTCTTGTTTCATTTGCTGTATCAAAACTATTTGTAGTCACTCTTCTTACCGGGCGTGTTGGATCAAGTCCAAATTTTTCGTACTTACTTGCTGAAGAACCCTGATATGAACCGTTAAACCAATTGACTATTAAGTCTAAAAAAGAAGCCCATTCATTAGTTGTTGAACTAGAAATATAAGGAGATAGGTTATTAGTTGAATTGCTAATAACATTTTCTGTAGAAAAATGATCTGCTGTTCTGATTGAATTTGGATTAGTTACATATCCAGGAAGGCCATATGAGCCTGAGGTAATTTCAGTAAAATCTGTAACAAATTTTCTAGTAATTCTATATGTTCTTCCATCGGTTCCCTGAGCCTCAACGCAATATCCCTGTGAGTTTGGTATTGACCTCTGAAGTCTTACATCAATTGAATTTGTATTATTAACTTCTGACTTTAAAATGTTTGGAGTATTAATACTAGGAACTATTGCTTTGATATTATATTCTTTTGAGGACCAAGGTATGTTGGGAAATAATAAGTCTTGAACTATTGTTGGATCTTCTGGATTAAACCTTAACTGTCCGTAGTAAGGATTGCCTGCTCTAGTTGTTGAGTCCGGCTTATAGTAGAGATGTTTTATTTTTACGTCTGAAGCTTCTGACTGTTCAAATGTTATTTTAATTTTTTTAATATTACGTTCTTGAAATCTAATTTTTGCTTCTCTATAAAAGAAATACTTTGCCTTGTCTAAAGATGATGGAATAAAGCTAGAGCTTATCCATATTGGTTCTGTTAATATGTTTTCTACTGTGTCTTTTTCATCTGTTATCTCCAACTTTGTAACCATTACATCTTTAGCAGTAGAGTTTCCACTTCCAAAATAAGGAAGTATATTTACAAAATTTGCAGGCTGTGCATACTCTGATTCCATCACTAGGGACAAAACAAGCTTCTGACCCTTAAACGAAGACCAATCATCGTAAGATACATTTGACTCACCAGTAGAAGAATTAATATATTTAAATTCAAAATCTTGAGATCCTGATGGCTTATTCTTTATATTAATTTGTTCGTATTCAAAAAATGTAGTTGGATTATTATCTCTTATATTTTCTTTATTTCTTAAAGTTGGAGTATCTTTAAATACATACTGATAGTCTAAGTCTGTATCTTTTAATCTAATCGCCTCATGGTTGCTTCCAGCATAGCCGTTTGATTCTGGCTCTATATAAACATATTTAGTAACCCAGTTTTTAACCTCACCTATAGATAAAGTCATTTGACCATTTTCTATCAACGGCATTACTGTAGAGTCTTTTATTTTAGAAAAATCTATATAGTCAGAACTGTCAAAAGAGTTTCCAAAATAATACAAGTCATTAGATGGCCCGCTTGAGTACATCTGTAAAACTTTTATCTTGCTTTTAATTCTATTCATAAAACTATTTTCTTGTTCAATTTCAGAACTAAATAGATTAAAAGAATTAACAATGTTAGCCGACATGTAGTCTAACTGCTTGGATATGATATTAATATCATTAGAATAGCTTGCGGTAAACTCATTAAATTTTTGAGACACTGGAGGTTCACCCTTGATGTATGGATTAAACTCTGTCAGTGGTCCAGAAACCCTTTGATTTAAAAATGATATTAAATTCTGATATTCCTCAAGAAACTTTTTATTTGTAGGAAATTTATTTTCTCTATAGTCAATTATAAATTTAGAAACTTTGGCTATTATTTGGTCATATACAACCGTATTTGTTGATAACTGAGTCATTTTAACTTAACCTTAAAAGTTTTTCTGAGAACGGGTCAAGGTTTTTTACCTTGCATTTTAGCACTACGTTATCAATAGATATTCCGTTGTATACACCTGGAATATTATTTCTTATAATTAACCTAAATCTTAATGATGAAGGAATATAACTATATTTAACGCTAATTTGATTTGATATTGGTTTATTAAATATAAGTTCTTTGCCATTTTGAAAGAACAAATACTGATCTGTATTATAGAAAGAACCTTTTTCAAAGCTATTCTTTGTATAATTTGTTAAGTTAACCGCAGTTACGCCGTTATCTAACGTGACAATAACAGGAGAATAACCAACGTTTTCTGTAGTGTTAATAGTACCATACAGGTCGTTATATACAGCTGTTGCAAACCTATCTTCTACATATGGAACATGCGATAAAAACAACTTATTACCAGAGCTTGTTCCTGAAAACTTTTCTCCAGGTGTACCAGCTGAAGTATAGGCCCTAACTGCAAAGCTTGAATTTGATAAAGAATCTATATCTACCAAATTCTGCTTATAACTTATTAAGTCTACTTCATATTCTGCAACATATGTTGCCTTTAAATCAACTGGAATAGCATAAGTAATGCGATTGCCAAGTTCTGAATATGACCAATAGTTTGGATTTTCTAAGTATCCATTTTTATATATTTTGATAGAGCTAGCGTTAGGCACAAATCTAAGTTGTGCTATATTCAACCTATCAAAGAATAAAACTTCTGAATCTATTTTCCCATCTATTTCGGCCATCAATGGAGTCCAAGACGACTCAGAATCAATAACATCTGCCCAGGCAACACTCAACTCGTAAGACCCAGCTTCTTTTAGATCATATCTAGTAAAAGATAAATCTCTTCTTTCTTTTACTACATTAACAATTGCTTTTACCCCCAAAGGAGCGCCATCCATTTCTATTTTTTTAGAAATAAAACAAGCTTTATTCTGAGTTTGATTTTTATTAACTCCAAATAGAATTGAATTTAGAGAAAAAGAATATTCATATGAATTTGATACCTCTTTATTTTCAAGGTATCTTGTTACGTCGTCTATTGATAGACCTGGAGCAAGTGGATCTTGTCTCTGAAAGTCTAACGAATAATTTTGATAATCGTTTTTAACAGGGATAAAACCATCTGTTCTTGTAGTTGAGATTAGATTGTCATTTGCGTTTGCTCTAGTTGAACGATATATCTTTGTGTTAAATAGATTGGACCTAGCATCAACGACATGCTGCACGATGCTGTGAACTATGTTTTCAATAGCTGTTGAATTTTTTTCGTCAATAACATCTGAAATTTTAGCATTTATTTCGCTGTCTGAATAACCGTAGAATTTTTCTATAAAACCAAAGTCACTATACTCTTGCGAAACAGGATATCTATTTGAGTAGTAATCAGAGTATTTATTTGGATCTTTTCTTAAGTTAAAGTCATTAGAAGAACCTTTGAAATAAAAATAAACTATATCTTGCAGCGTTTGTGATTTGTGCTTTTTGTTTTTTTTCTTTGCCTGTACAATACTCCTTAGTACTTTTGAGTTCATCTCTTGTTTAATTGGAGTATTTTCTGTTCTTACATATTTTGATTGATTAAAGATAAATAATATACTTTTAACTTTAGACTTTTCAAATACAATATCTACTGGTTTATTTAAAGATAGTGGTGAATGAAGAACTGGAAAATCAATATATTCAGTCTGCACAGAAACAGTACCCATTGATACAGTTGGGTTTGTTTTTTCTAAAACAACCTGCAGAAGCTGTAAACCGTTTGAATCATTTGGCGTAATTCTTATAAAGTCCATTTCTATAGGTGTAGTAAAAGAAATTAGATTTGAAGATTGCGCCCCCTTAATGTAAGAGGTGTCATATGTAACATACTTTGAAACTTCACGGACAGATGATGTTAATAGATATGGAGCCTTAACGGTAACGGACCAGTTGTCAACTTTACTGTCATTAAACAATAGATCAAATCCGGTATTATTAGTTAAGTGTTCTGAATAATTATTATATTCAACTATTTCCTTAATGTTGCTAATTGTATTTATAAAACTAGCTCCATTTGATATTGTCATTTTACTTAGAACTGTATCTATTTTATAGTTTCCATTTTCTTCAAAGTTAATACCATCTCTGTCAAACAACCCTATGTTGGTATTTTCATTAGCAAATGAGTTGATATTATTATCAAAGTTTTCAATATAATTAAAGTTGAAAAGATCATCTTCACCAACTATAAATTGATAGTTGTCTATAAAATTTTCTAAAAACAATATATCTTTTTCTAGCTTATTTATTTCAGATGAGAAAATAGACATCATTGAATTTAGTATATTGGATATAGAAGACGCCGCTGAAAAGAATTGAGACACTCTTAGTCCAGAATCTCTAAAGAATTCTAGGACTGATTCAACATTCATAGTTGAATAACTTAATGCCAAAGCTGGACTATAGTTTATTGAGCCATCAAAACTGTTTAGGTTTTGAACTAAAGCAGATATCTGAGTCTTATCACCTTTTACACTTTGCAAAAGAGAGCTCACGGTTCTTCTACTCTGGGAAGAAAAAGTTTCTAAAACCTCAGGAAGTTGTCGTAACACTGCTGCCCCAATCCTTTCCTTCCATATCCTGTAGCTCAAACACTACACCGGCTGTAATATTGTTTCTAACAATTGTATATACTTCATTGGGATTTGTAAAGTTTTTCTTTACAAGTTTTGGAATTTTTACAATAACATAACCGCCCTTAGGATAAGCTTCGCCAAGAGCTGGGTACACGTCCCAATAAGAAATAGATTCTTCAATATCGTTCAGTATTTTATTAGTGCTAAAGCTTGCAGATATTCCGCCACCCCTTGTTCTAAGATCTTGGAAAGAAAAGTTCTCATCAGAAAATGTATTAATAACATAAACTATTCCTATTAAAAGAGCAAATGGGTCATATTCTGAAGCATCGTATTTGTTGAATATGTTGTTGTTATAGGTAAAATTAACAATTGGACCAGGTATATAGTCTTCAACTATTACATCTCTCATAACACCTGTAGATATTTGATCTGTTGGTGTTGATGCAGATTTGTATATTTCTGTTGGCTTAAGATAAATGTAAAGAGGTTTATTTACTTTTACTGTATCTTTGTTTAAAAATGGGTTCAATGGAATTGGATTTCCGCCCGAACCTCTGACCATAACGTCTGAAGACTTTGTTGTATAGCTAACTTTTGTTAGCCTTTCGTCAGAAGATATAATTGAAGAGTTGAATTCTATCAAACCCGTTTTGCAATTTACGTTTCTAAACTCAGTCCACGGTACCTGCTGCCAGGTAGCGTTAATACTAGATCTTGTATACACTTTTATAATTGGCCTAAAGTCAGCAGCGAAACGGAATAAATCATCCGATTTCTCATGAACAACATGTATTGGAACATTTCTCACGGTAATAGACTGGGCATTGTTGTAAACTGGAGTCTCATCTACAATATCGTAGTATCCTCTGCCAAATACTTTTGACCACCCTACGGAGTTAATGTCAGATGTATCGTATTTAGCTCTTAGCTTTTGACCGTTATATTTAATTAACCAATCCTTAGGTCTATCTAGCTGTAGTGATATTTCTTTGACGAATGATCCAGAAGTTATAGATAATGGCCATGGTTCAGTTTTATCTAGCTTTGAAGAAGTTTTACTTAGTTGAATTTTATTTCTAGGGATTGAAGAAACCCTAAATACTGGATAGGCTGATCTACTTGGAACCTGGGTTGGCTGATACATATCTCCATTTGCAGAACCAGTGTACTCCCTTTGTGTACTTAGATCTCCGTCATAGTCATAGGCATAAAGGCCTATGTATAGATTTTGCGGGCCAATTTCTTGATATTTTGTGTATGTTATATTTTTGCCAATAAATTGTTTATTTCTAGCATCATAAAAACCATACTGAAGCCCTTGTTGAGCCGGCAGTGTATTTATTAATTCAACATTAGAGTAATAAACATCTAGGTTTGGATTAGTAGATGTCATACCGGAAGATAGATTTATTCCATATGGAGAACCATCGGGTTTACAGATAAGAGTAACTCCATCATAATAATTAAAAGAATTTTTTCCAGGTCTTACAGTGGAACTTTCTGCATTTCTTACGCTATACCCAGTAATACTTTGACTTCTTACTACCGTTGTTGAAGAATCATATGATGATAAGTTACTCTTTAAGTATACTGTATTTCCGCTGGTTGTAAGGTCAATATTAGATGACTGATACGAAATATTGGTGCCAGCTTGCTTTACAGCAGATACTGTTGCTGTCTGTAAGGTAATAGTCCCATCAAGAATAGTTGTTAAATTTACTTTTTCTATTCTATTTGAATCAGGCTTGTATGCTGTTTGATTTAAAGCTTCAGTCAAACCAGTTTTAGTCAGTAAAACATTACTAAATTCATTTCCATCTATTCTATAAACAGATATAGAATTTAATGTGGCATTTCTTAAAAAATCTGAATTAACTTCTATATTCTGTTCAGCAAATGAAACTGCATTGACTGGAACCGATATAGAAACTGTTCCTTCTACCTGTCTAGAAACAGCAACCTCTGATGGCGGGACTGCTCTATATACTGCTTCTACCTTATCTTGACCTGGTGTAATAACTTTCTTAAATCTACATAAACATTTTATTCCTGCAATAGCTAGACCTTCGGCAGTAGGGCCAAATACCCCACCTAATCTAGATCCTTGGAGTAAGATTGAGACATATCTACCCTTTATGAACCTTCCATCATTATCTATTCTGGTAGTACCTTTTGTGTACCTAGCATATGCCCCAGAATTCTGATCTTCAGTAAACGCATATGTATCAGATGGTACTACGCGTAAAACTTTATAGCCATCATACGAAGGAGATACGACACTTGTTCCAAAATCTCCACCTTCTATAGTTATAGCTGTTATATCGTTTATAGATTCTAAATCTGGTAACTTAAATCCAATCCATACCCTGATAGTATCAGGATCTCTTTCTGCATTCGAGATACCGCTAAAATTAATTAATCTAAATCCTTCGCCATTTTCTAATGCAGCTTTTGCGCTTTTACTTTGTCTTGCTCCATTTAAATATTTGTCTATGTTTTTATCTTTATAGGTGTTTGAATTTATTTTACTTTTATAATCGTCAAATCTTTCTTCGCTCATATTTGCCCAAACTCTTGCTAACCACATTTTTGTTTGAGAATCTACTATGCCATCTTGCTTAAGGCCTCTGTCTTTTTGGAATGCTTTTAACTTAGTTGTAGTATTTGCTCCAAAAACTCCATCTACTGATGTGGCAAAGTTGTTTCCAGCGGCAGTTAGAGTTAACTGTATGTACTTAATATAAGTTGAAGTTCCCTTACCCGCAAAATATTCATCCCATGTATTACCTTTATCTATATCATATGTATAATTAAATGCATTATAGAAGCTTGATATCTTAGTTAATTTTGGATCAACAAGAGAATAGTCACCAGTTTGCGATGTTTCTATGGAACCTATTGCAATAAAAGTTTCTTCACCAGGTCCTATTACCTGTTCTACTGCAGGTTTCTCTGGTGAAACTAATTCATCTGGGTTATTTCTAAGGTAGGTATGATTTTGATTAAATTTTGCTGTTGCAGTTATGTTTAGCGTTGCATCAAAATTAACTGGGGTGTCAGATCCAGATGTAATAGATTGTGTTGATGCAAGGTTTACGGAATAGTTTCTAACTGGAGCAACTGGAGCAACTTTTAGTTGGCTCTTCTTAGAGGGAATTAATTTACTTTTCACAACATATGGTCCAAATCCACCTGGAACAGTAAACTTTGGAGACACTTTATTTGTGTGAGTTTCACAAGCTACATTCTTATCTGTAATTTTAACTAAGTTATAAGAAGATGAAACTTCTCTCTTTTCAGAATCTGATACTGATGCTGTATTTGTCCATAAAACATTAGGATTGGTATATTCTATATAAAGAGTAATGTTAGCGTCGTTTTGATCTAAAAAGACATTAGACAAATTAGAAACCGCTGAAGATATTTCTGCCCTATAAAGATCTTTTGGAGAAGCTATTGTTTCTCTTACATATTTTCTTTCGCCTGAAACTATTCCATTTTTATAGTATGAAATTAATTCGTCTTCAAACAGTGCATTAGGATCAATTACCCAATCGCTATACCACTGACCACTGTAATAGTGTACGCTGGACCTTAGATCAAATCTATATCTAGTTGATTCAATCTTGTCATTGATGCCTACTGAAATGCAGTTGTACAAGAACTTATATGGACCTTCTACAAAGTTAGAAAATGAAGAACTAGTAGACACTGGTATAGAAGATTCTCCATTGTTTGGAGTTGATATAGCGGTATTGGCTGAGTATAAATCATTGCAATACTTTAAAAAACCAGTAGTTGACGCAACTACATTACTCGCCATTAACCTGTCAGTTCTATTAACAGTTCTAAGTAGGACGAAAAATTTTTGAGAACTTCTCTCTAATAAAGATTCTAGTCCGCTATTTGTAAAGTAATTATATTTTTTGTGAGCATTGGTTGCTCCCTTGCTATATCCATAAATTCCACAGTCTGTAGCAAACTCTGACGTTGTTATAGAGAATGCATTATTTTTTTGAGCGTCTAATAAGAGATTGCTTGTTGCGTATGTGCTGGGAGCAGAAGTTGGAGTGGTGTTAATATCAGCTCCGGCTATAGTTAGGGCTGGATTTAGATTCAAAAGAGCATCAGTGGGAGCACCTATTGTATCTACAATAAATGTTCCCGCATTAGTTAAGAAAGAATTAATCTTTTTGGCGTGACTATTCGTTAGAGACCAGTGCAGCGAGCATGCAAGAAT